CGCCCATCACACCCTCCCCCCACCCACCACCCGCCACTCCGTCTCGCCCCGCCTGGAGGCCGACAACACCTCGTTGCCCGTCCGCTCGACCTTGCCGAGCCGCTCGAGACGCTTCATCCGGCGAATGACCTGCTGATCGCTCATGCTGCCGATCCGAGCCGCCAACTCGGTCTTGCCGGCCGGCCCCGCCGCCAACGCCGCGAGAATCAGCCGTTCGTGTTCGTCAACGACCGCGGCCGTCATCGCCTGCCCGGCCGCGACCGAAGTCGGCGGATCGGTGCGGCGGGCCGGTGCCGCGTCGAAGTCGATGTAGTGCTGGCCTTGGTACTTCATGCGGTCACCGCGTCGAAAAGGGTCGTCTCAACCTTCTTCCCAAGTGCCGCCTCCGCAAGATTCCGAACCGCTTGACGGTAGTAAGCCGGCTTCAACTCCACGCCAATCGCCTTCCGTCCCATGAGAACGGCCCCGTACGCCTCGCTGCCGACACCCATAAACGGTGTCAGCACCGTCTCGCCCGGAAGGCTGCGAAGTTGCACGACACGCTCAATAACGTCGAGTTGAAGCGGGTGCATGTGCCGCTCGTCCTGTTCCTCGCGGGCTTCTTTGTAGGGCAGCGTCCGACCGATCCGAATGTCATCCCAAAAAGACGATGCGTACTGTCGCCACACCCAGTGGGAGTAACGGTTCTCGATCTGCTTTCCCTTGTGGCCGCGGAACGGCAGCAGCTCCTCGGGAACCTGTCGCTCGCCGGCGTATTCGAGGAGTCCGTTAGGATTAGCCACGGGAACCGGATTGTCTCCGTCCTTTCGGAACAGAAGCATGCAGTCAGCCGAGGCCACATCGCACAAGCTAGCGTCGGTCACGACTTGCTTGTGTGCGAGCCCCTTCGCCATCGTTCGCAGCCGAACGGCGAGCGGCTCCTTCCAAACGAAGTGCCGGCACCAGAAACGCCAGCCAAGCGATTCGTGAAGGCGGATGATCTCGCCGGGAAAGTCCACCAGTCCGCCGGGCGAAGACTTCCGCGGGATGTCCATGCAATGCACAGCCGTCAGCCTGCCCGGCATCGTCACCCGGTGGATCTCACCCACGACAAAGGCGTAGTGATCGAAAAACTCCTGGTGGCTCCGGCAGTTCGACAAGTCGCGGTCGCTTGACGAGTAGTGGTAGAGACATCCCGCCCCGTCGGCCGCGAACGGCGGGGAATAGAGAGACAGATGGACGCTGTCGTCAGGGATGCTCTGAAGCACCTCGCAGCAGTCGCCGTTGTAGATCGCGTAGTCGTTTGTGACTACTTGTTCCGTGCAAGCCATCCTGGCACCTCCTCCGGTTGAGTGAAAGTTCTCTTGTGATCCACTGACATCGAATCGTTCATGTGAGTAACGAGGGCCTCGAACATTTTTTCCGCCGCCCCGGCTTTTCTCCGGAGATTTGCCAGCACGCCGACTTCCCCCTCGGTAGCAACGACGTGAACGTCCACGGGGTTGGTCTGCCCAAAACGCCAGCAACGACGCACGGCTTGGTAATACTGCTCCCACGAGTGGGAAGCGAACGTCACGACGTTGTGACAGTGCTGCCAGTTCAATCCAAAGCATCCAATCTTTGGCTTCGTGACTAGCCTCTTAAGTTGCCCACGCTGAAACGCCAACAGCAGCTCTTCCTTTTCTTCCTCGGACTGCGACCCGCTAACCTGCCGGCAGTCTGAGATAGACCGCTCGAGCATGTCGGCCTCGTCATTTAAGTGACACCACACCACCGAAGAGCCGGTGTGACTGCCGACAAGATCCGCAGCCGCCGCACACCGATCCTCTAACGTCAGTCGCCTCTCCTCTCGCTGCTCCTGGAGAGAGTTGGCCGGCATGGAGAACAGCATCCCAGACCGCGTCTTGCTGCTATGGACGACATGCTCGTGTTCTCTTAATGGCGGCAAGACCAACTTTCCGTCGTCAAACCCAAGGTCGCTCGGCTTGCGACACGCACGCGACCAAGAGCACACCCATTTCCAAAACTGCTCCTCGGCATGTCCACGGAATCGATAGCTCTTGCGGCCCCAGCCGAGATAGTCCTTAATCACGTCTTCCTTGAAAAACCGAGAGAGCATGTCCTGATATCCGAGGTAGCCGATAGCCTCGCTGCTGGTGCCGAGTTCGTGATAGTCATTCGGCGCAGCTGTGGCCGTGCAGAGAAGTCGATAAGGGATCGTCCGCATGAACTCCGTGACTGCCGCCTTGGTTTGTCCGTCGAAGTTTTTTAGGATGCTCGACTCGTCACACACGATTCCGCCGAAATAATTCGGGCTGAAATGATGGAGCCGCTCGTAGTTCGTTACCACAATCGTGGAATTGGGTTTCCCACCAATTGCCCTTTCCGCCTCAATGCCAAACCGCTTTGCCTCGCCAACGGTCTGATAGCTCACGGCGAGAGGCGTGAGAATCAAAACGGGCTTCTCGACAGCCAGGCGGACGTTTTCCGCCCAGACCAGTTGCATTGGCGTTTTTCCCATTCCGCAGTCAGCGAAGATTGCCGCCCGACCTTTACGGCATGCCCACGTCACGAGCGACCGCTGGTAGTCGAACATCCAGTCGGGCAGGAACTCGGGGTCGAATCCGTGGTCGCCATCGACTTGGGCTTTCGTGGCGAGGAACTTCGTGTAACGCTCGGACGCCGGACGATCCGAAACTCCGGACATCCGCACATCTCGCACAGCCTTACTCGAACGCTTCTTTCGTGGTTGCATCGATTGCAAAGCCTCTTCATGTTCCGACTCCTTAATCACGTTTCCCTCCGTAAAAGTTCCCGTCATGCCACCACCAACCCTTCCGCCTCAACGAGCTGCCGGCACCTGAAAAGCACGGCGTCTTTCGCCCCGGCCCGGTCCTCCGGATCGTCTGCATCTCGCCACCGGTCGACGGCGGCCGAGAGCATGAGGATGTAGTCGTCCCGCCTGGAGGTGAGCGTCTCGACGAGCAGATCCCGGTGGCTGCCTCGCTGCACACCGCGGAGCATCGTGCGAGCGACCCGGCGTCGCTCGGCGGTGTACGCCGACGTGCACGATCTGCACCAGGCGGTACGCCCGTCCTTGGATCGTCGGTTGACCGAGAACGCGCCCGCGGGCTTCGTCTCGCCGCACCGCCGACACGTCTTCGCCTCTTCCATGCGTCTCCTCCTTGAAAACCCCGACGGCGGGCGGTTTTTCCGCGACCGGCCCGAGCCCCGAATTGGTTCGGGATTTGGGTTAGTCCCGCCCGCCGCCGGGTGTTACTTGTCTCGCTTCGGCATCGGCACCGTCTGCACGTGCCGTAACACCTTGCGCATCCGTTTCCCCGTCCACACCTCGTCGATCACGTGTTGATACAGCCGCGATCCGTCCGTCCACGCCATGCACTCGATCTCGGCATCCCACATGATCCGCCGCCCGTCGAGCGGCCCGCCGAGGATCTCGATGATGCGAAGGCGTGCCATAGTCACTCCGTTGTTAAACCCACCCCGGCCGCGTCGATCGGCCTCCGTGCCTGTCACGTGAGTGGTTGCCGCTGCTGCGATCCGGGAAAGTGCGGTGCCCAGCGGTCGCCGGCGATCACGTGCAAGTCCGTTCGCTCCTCCGGCTGACGAGCCCAATCCGCCGAATGATGCAGCGGGGCCAGGGCGGGCCGGATGAACGTCAGAACGGGATGTCGTCCTCCCCACCGGCCTCGTCACCTCGAGCCGCCGCCACCTTCTGTGCCGGCAGCCGTGCGGCCGGCCTCTTCTCCGGTGCCGGTGCCGCCGCCACCGCTGGCAGATAGTCGTTGACGAAGACGCGGGTCTTGCCGCTCTTCAACACGACCTGTTTCGTCGTGACCCGCAGCTCGCGGCCGACAAGCTCCGACGGATCGGCGTCCGCCCACCCGTCCGGCGTGAAGCCGAGAGCCGTCGCCAACACGCCGGCCAGCGACTTGTCCTTTGCCGACGAGCCGAGCGACACCCACACGAAACCGTACGAACCGTTCGGAGCGAGCGTCAGGTGCAGGTAGTCGCCGGGGTTGTTCTCTGGGAACCGGTGCGGCCCTTCGCTCGCCTCGCGGATCGTCACGCCGTGCGTGCCGTCCGGCAGCATCTCCCGTTCGCCGGCCGGCGCACCGCCAGCCGTCGCCGCGTCGAACCCGTCATCAAAACTGTGAACCCTCATCGCCCCTCCCCTGTCTGGATGTCCGGCCTGATCTCGTGCCCGACGCGGACGATCCGGTCGGCGTCACCGTCAAGAATCTCCCTCGTGATCTCAAGAAACTTTGCCGGGCTGATCTGCCCGGTGCGTGCGAACGGCACGAGGTCAGAGATCCGCTGCACCTGGCGTTCCTGTAGCGCCGACTTCTCCCGCTGCCGCTTCAGTTCGATATCCCGCCTGATCCCGTCCCGGTAGCTCATGGCCTGGCCTCCTGCATGGCGATCTCGATCAACTCGTCACGAAGGCGAATTACGGCGAGCGACAAGAGCTGCGGCGTGCCGCTTCCCTCGTACCACTGCTGCACCACGTCGCGACACAGCTCGATCACGTGCGGCGCGTGAACGCGGCATGCCTCCTCGCTAATCTGCGGGACCAAAGGCTTGCGGCCGTAAGCCTCGAGCCGCGCCCGCACCCGTTCGGCGTGCATGAGGGCTGTGGCGGTTTGCGTCTCGTCTGCCATCAGCGGCCTCCTCTCCTGATCCGTGCCGCCTGGTCGGCGAGAACGCCAGCCATCGTCTCGACCTTCACTGCCGCCTCTTCTCGTGCCGCGGCCTCCGTCTCGTGCCACCCGTTGTCGCCGTACAGGCTGTTGCCGCACTGGGCGTACAACTTGCCGTGAACGTCCACCGCCTCGGCGTCGCTGAAATCCACAAACACGCCGAGCGGGGTGACCTGCTGGTACACGTCTGCGCGATAGAGCCTCATGCCGTCACCTCCGTTTCGATCGCGGCGTGGCGTTCGTTGATCGCCGCGTCGAGCCGCTCCCGCAGCTCCGGCGTCAGCTTGCCGTCGCTCACCGCCTGGTCGGCGTCGTCACCGATCCGGCCCAGCTCCTCGACGGTCGTCGCCGCCGCGACGCGGTCCCGCCAGCCGGGCCGCTTGGTCGGCTCGGCGAAGATCGGGGCGAGGCTCTCGATCGCCATCGGCAGCTCGGCGTCGAGGCCGTAGCGGTTCTTCGCGTCGAACGCCGCAGAGCGTTCGGTGTGGATCACCCGCTTCTTGCCGCCGATCGCCTTGACGCGGCCATCAGTGCCGGTCGTGGTTCGGGTCTCGTAGTTGCAGAACAGCAGAGCGTCACACCATTCCTTGAGCAGCGGCGCGACCTGCTTCGACAGCTTCAGCTCCCAGCGGTCGTAGCCGTCGGTCATGTCGGGCGGGCTCGTGCGGACGACCTTGACGTGAGCTACGAAGACGACGTGCATCCCCATAGCGATCAGCCCGTCGCACTGCGTCAGCAGGCGGCCGAAGCCCTCGGCGACGTGCGTGAATCCCTTGCCGAAGCCGAAGTCTTCGATCGACTTCTTCCGGTGCTCCTCGCAGACGTGGTCCGTCAGCAGCCGCTCGGCCCAATCCGCCGAGTCGATGACGACCGTCTTGAACTCGCTCGGCTTGCTGCCGAGTTCGGCCACGGCCGCTCGCAGCTCGTCCCACGAGCCGATCGACACGCGGGCCACGTCGAGGTGATGCGTGCCCTCCTCGGTGTCGAGAATCACCGGCGACGGGAAGTCAGCGGCGAGCGTGGATTTCCCAATGCCCTCCGTGCCGTCGACCACAACCCGCGACGGTGTCCGTCGCTTGCCTCTTTCGATCTTGAGAGCCATTCCGCTAACTCCTCTTGGCGTCCTTGTCTGAATGAAGCGCCAGGAACCTCTCCTGGCGTCGTGCCATCTCCTGCACCTTCTCGGCCGTCCCCGGCAGAGCCGTCGTCGCCGGCGGCTCCATTGACTTCCTGATCTCGCCCTCGACCCTCGCGTACTCGCACATGGCGTAGACGATGAAGTCGAGAAGGATTCGTGGATCGCCTTTCAGCGCCGCCTCGACGTAGTCGTCCCCGTTCTTCGACCGGCCACCGGCCTGCATCGGGTTGGCGTACACGTCGGCCGTGTGCTTCCCCATCGCCTGCACTCGCCGGACTTCTCGCACCCACCGGACGATGTGTGGACGCACCATCTGGTGAATCCGCACCCGCTTTGCACCCCTCGT